CAACCGACACCCTTGGCCGCCGCTTGGTGCAGATAGGGCGTACCGATCCAGTCGCGCGCGGCCAGTACCACGGGCGGGGTCATGGGTTGCGCCGGCTTTGGCCGGTCAGGTTGCTGTCGCTGCGCGGCACAGCGACCAGCCAATCATCGCCCGGGATATCGGGAAAGCCCTGAAAGTTCAGCAGATTGGCAAATTTCACGCGGCAGGTCACAGCCGCCTTGTCGCAGCCCGCGGTCAGGGTCAACATATCCGCCACGCCAATGCCTGCGCGGATCGGGTCCCACAGCGTAATCTCGCGTACCGCGTTCAACAGCCGGTCGGATTTCACCACCCCCGACAGGCCAGCGGCAGGGCCGGTGGTGACCTGCAATTGCCCCGCCTCAAACCAGCCATCGTTGAACATGGCCTGCCCCGCAAAACGGAACACACGGTTATCTTGCACCGCGACAGGCTGTGCGCTGAACCGGTAGGCCGGATCATCCAGCGCGAACCGGCAACGCGCATCGCCCAACACAGCGGAGCATTGCGTCAGATATGACCGCCCCTGCGGCTGGTTCAGCATCTCGGTCAGCCCGCGGAGTTCGGCCTGAAAGCCACCTTTGGCGCGGGTGATCTCGCCCAGGATGCCCGCAAATTGCAGTGCGCGGTCGGCCAGCGCATCCCAGCGCACCTGCCAGATGCGCACCATAGCCCCGTCATAGCGGCCCGCGGTGATATCGGCCTCAGATATCGCATCCGACGACAGCGCGCCCAGCGCCTCGGTATTGTTCACCGACAGCCCCGTGGTGCTGGACAAGGCGCGCGCAGACAGACCCGTGTCAGGGGCAAAGCGGATACCGTCAAAGCTCAGCGGCAGATCATGGTCGGTGAACCCCAAAGTCACCCCGTCAAGACGGGTGACGGCCCAGCAATGGCAGGTCTGCGTCGCGCCACCTGCCAGATGTGCGGCAAGCCCGGTCATATCCGCACCTCGATCACCGGCACGTCGGGGGCCTCGCCCGCCTGAAAGCGTGACATGGATGTGCGGATCGTATCGGTGGCAAAACGCACCGGCACGTCAAATTCGAACGCCGCCCTGATTTGCGCGCCAATGTCGGGCGGATCGGTGAAACTGACGATGCCGGTCGTGACATCGACGGTATAATCCACCCCCGCCACCATCGTATCACCCCCACGGCTGACACGGATCGTGCCTGCGACGGGTTTGGTGATGGGGCGGATATAGCTGGTCTCGCCCGAGCGATAGGTCTTGGACAGCTGGAATTGCGTGGTCAGCTCGTCACCCAGACCGATCAACTGGTCCGGCCCTGCGGTATCCTGCGAGGGCAGGCAGGATTTGTAATCCGACCAGTCTTTCCAGCGAAAACCGATCAACTGGCCTTGGCGCGCCTCGAAAAACGCGATCAGCACCGCCAGATCGTCCAGCGCGCTCAGCCCCAGCCCCGCGTCATAACGCCTGCGCGCATGCGCCCAAGGCGTGTTGCGTTCCTCGTATCCATTGGCAAGGGTGACGACCTCGGTGCGCCGTTCCGGCCCGCCGGTGGCGCCGAATGACAGGTTGGCGGGAAATCTGATCTCGTGAAACATCGCGTTGTCCTTAGCTGTTGCGCTGGCTGCGCTGCATCGCGCGCGCCATCTGCTGTGCGATCTGCGACTGGCTGCGCTGGAAGCCCTGCACATCGGGTGTGGTGATCTGCATGGTGACATGCACGCCACCGCCACCACCGCCGCGCACGCCCAGCCGCCCGTCAGGGCCGCGCGCCAGTGGCATGATCGCCTCTGGCCCCGCCTCGCCCATCAATCCGGTGCCGCCGCGCATCGGGAATGTCGTGGGGCTGGACACGATCCCACCCTTGGCAAAGGGCATCACGCGGCCTTGCGAAAACGGCGCACCATCGGCAAAGGGCATCAGGCCGGAGACCAGGCTGTTCAGCCCCCCTGCCAGCATCCCGCCGAAATGGTCGGTCACAGGTTTCAGCGCGGCATTATAGACCGTGCCAGACATCGACCGGCCCAGACCGGCAAAGACATCCGACAGGGTCTTGCCATCCAGCACCAGCCCATCCAGCGCGCGGCGCAATCCGTTTGAGAACCCCCGTTCGAGATTGCCCAGATCGCGGGTCGTATCGCTCAGCGCGGTTTGCGTGCCGCGCAATTGCGCCTCAAAGGCCGCCGTGACAGCCGACACATCGCCAAGGCTGCGTTCCAGCGCGGAAATATCGCTGTCAAAGGCATCAAGCCGGTCAAGATCATTCATCTTCATCCCCTATTGGATCATCGGGAAAGGCGCGCGCCAGCGCATCCAGCCCCGCGCGCGTCATCGGCGCAGGCCCGGCCTGCGCGCCCAGCATCAATTGCAGTTCCGCAGGCGTCAGCGCCCAAAAGACGGCAGGCGACAGGCGCAAGCTGCAAAGCCCCGCGCGCATCAGCCCTGCCCAGTCCAGCGGTGTCATTGCGGCACCGTGAAGGCCCGCGCCAGCAGGCGCGCCGCCAGCCGTGCCGCACCCAGCGGCCCGCCGGGAAAATCCACCGCCAGCAGATCATCCGCCTGTCCGCGCCAGCCGCCGCCGCGCAGCCCTGCCACGATCACGGCCATCACATCGCGGCTGGAAAACGCACCACATTCAAACCGCGCCACCAGATCGACCAGCGACCCGGTTTGCAGGGTCGCTTCCAGTTCTGCCAAAGCACCCAGCGTCAGCTTGGCCTCGACCACGCTGTCACCGATGGTGACGGCCACTTCACCCGCGAAAGGATTGGCCATCAGACCAGCGCCACGAATTGCAAGGCCCCGCCCGACGCCAGCGCGATTTCATAGCTCGCCTCGCCGTTATGGCTGCCTGCGTAATCAATGCCGGTGATCTGGAAAGCGCCTTGCAGCGTGCCGAAACCGGGGATGATGACCTGAAAATCCGGCATCAGCCCGCCAAAGAAAATCTGGCGCGCGCGCTCGTCCGTGGCGTCATCCTTGAACACGCCCGCGCCGGAAATCGCGGCGGTTTTCACCCCCGCACCGCCCAGTAATTCGCGCCAGCCCCCGGTGCTGTCAAGGCTGGTCACATCCACCGTTTCCGCATTCAGGCTGATCCGCGTCGCGCGCAGGCCGGCCAAGGTTTCAAACTGGCCATCGCCGGTCATGTCGATCTTGATCAGCAGGTCTTTTCCGTTCTGGGCCACCATCGGGGCTCTCCTTTATGATCGGGGTTAAATGTCGTCGGCCACACGGGCGCGAAAGGTCAGGGTGATCTGGCGCATGTTGCCGGTGCTGGTGCGCGCGGCCTTGGCCTTGGTGAAATGCAGGCCGACCAGCGTGCCGCGCGACAGCGTCAACGGCGCATCCAGCAGCGCATCGCAGACAGCGCCGGCCGCGGCCTTGGCGCCGGCGAACCCTGCCGCCTCGCTCAGCACATCAATGCTCAGCGCATGCGTGGCGCCATTGCCGGTCTTGTCGGAGGCATCGCGCACATCCTCGTTGCCCAGCACCACATAAAGCGGCGGCAAGGGACCGGCAGGCACCGCGTCATAGATCGCAGCCCCCACCAGCGTGGCAAGTGCCGGATCAGCACTCAGCCGTGTATAAACCGCCGTCTGCAGCGCGGCCGCGATGGCATAGGTCATGTGGCCACCTCCTCGGTTGCGGTGCAGGTCAGATACAGACCCTTGTCATCAGCCTCGGTCACCGCCGTGATGGCGAACAACCGCGCGCCCAGCCGGAACCTTTGGCCCGGTTGCGGGCGCGATGGCGCACCATGGGGCGCGGCACGCAGGATGATCTGGTAAGGCACGCGCGACAGGCTGGCCGACAGCGCCGCTGCCTCGCGCCCGGTGCCGGGCTTGATTGCGGCCCACACGCGGCCCAAGCTCTGCCAGTCGCTGGTGAAACCACCTGCGCCATCAGGGGTCTGCACGCGGTGTTCCAGCACCAGCGCGCGGGTCATTTGCGGAATGCTCATGCCCGCCCCCCCAGACGCAGATCGCGGAACCTGTCCACCATGGCGGTGACGCTGGGCGGCAGGGCGGCGATGGCCATATCATGGCGGCTGTCGTAATGATGGGCGGCCAGCATCAGGCTGGCCTGTGCCAGATCGGCAGGCAGGTCCGACCAGTCCGGCCCGAACCCCGCCATCAGCCCGATCCGCACCGACCCATGCGGCGGCACCGGCGGCAACACCCCACCCTTGGCCACCAGCGCGGGGCGCGTCGCATCAGCCACCAGATACCATGTGGCGGGGTCGGTGAGGGTAGCGGCCCCGTCATGGGCCAGCTGCGTGACATGCACGATGGCATTGACCGGCGCGATCGGCAGCAGCTGACGCACCGGATCGCGCCAGGCACGCAGGGTCCAGGTGAAATCGCGGTCAATCAGGATTTTGCCAGTGCGTGCCTCGATCGCGGCCATGGCGGCGCGCAGATGCCGCAACAACAGCCCGTCCTGATCGGCATCATCGACAAAACCCGTGGCAAGGCGCAGATATTCTTTCAGCTGCGCCACCGGCAAAACCGCGTCGGGTACCGGATTTTCTTCGACTAACATCATGGATTTGCTCCGAGTTCATATGGCACAGCTATCCCGGACACAGACCCACCCGGCCATGCTCGGACGGAAGGGGGGGCTGCTAGACATGGCCGCTTGGGCCTGTATCCGGGGGCCGGGCAACGCGCAGTGCTGCGCGCGCCCTATCGGGTCAGGATCAGCTGACCGCGAATTTCAGCAGCTTGATCGCGGCGAAATCGCTGACCGCACCGCCCACGCGCTTGGTGGCATAAAACAGCACATGCGGCTTGGCCGAGAACGGATCGCGCAACACGCGCAGATCGGGGCGTTCGGCCACGGTATAACCGGCCCCGAAATCACCGAACGCGATGGCGGCAGAGCCTGCCGCGATATCGGGCATGTCTTCGGCCACCAGCACCGGATAACCCATCAGCCGCGCAGGCTCGCCCGCGGCCAGACCGTCGGACCACAAGAAGCGGCCGTCATTGTCCTTGAGCTTGCGGATCGTGCCAGCGGTCTTGGAATTCATCACAAAGTTGGCATTGGCGCGGTACACCGCCCCCAAGGCATAGACGAGGTCCACAATCGGATCACCCGACTGGATGCCACCGGAAACACCCGTGGCCACGAAACCGATATTGCCCCATTCCCAGATCTCGTTTTCGACCTGTGGATAGGTCAGCATCCCCTTGGGCTTGTCGATCCCGTCGCCGTTGATAAACGCCGCCGCTTCCGAGCGCGCGAATTTATCCGCGATCCGGCCTGCCAACCAGCCTTCGATGTCAAAGGCACTGTCATCCAGCAGCCGCTGCGACGCCTTGGGCAGCGCCGAAAGTTCATGCAGCGCAATGCTGATCCGGTCGATCTGCGGTGTAGTGGTTTCCGCCATGCTGCCCGTCTCGGTCGCCCAGCCAGCGCCCATTTCGGTGTGATCGACCAGCACATCGTAAGATGTGGCATCGACCGTCACAACGCTGGCCACAGCCCGCAAGGATGCGGTCGAGGACAGGGTGCTTTTGATCGTCTCGGCGGTCTGGGGGTCCACCAGATAGCCACCATCGGCGGCCATCACCGATGACAGCGCCTTGCCGTCCAGATCCAGCCCGCGCAGGGCGTCATCATCGCCCGAGCGCAGATAGGCGGCAAAGGCCTTTTGATGCGGTGCATCCGGCACAGCCCCTGTCGTCAACGCGCTGCGGGCGGTCATCATCGTCTTGCGATCCAGCTTGTTCATGCGGTCATCCTGTTTTTGAAGTTTGGCCTGCAGGCCGTTGGTAAAGTTGGTGAAATCCGCCAGAAATCCGGCGATGGCTTCGGTCAGGTCAGGCGCGGACAGATCTTCTGCGATCCGGGCCTTGGGCACGGGTGTGGTCATGGGATTTTCCTT